GTTGCACCTTTTCCCCTCGCGCAGGTCCTACTCAAGTTGGGTGCGTTGTATAGGGGTTTTTGAAAGAAGATTTATTGTCTTCTTCATCGTTGTCCAGTATTCAACGGTGTCTTCTTGTCCGCGCGTGTAACTGAGCACGGCGGACCACCTTTCATAGCTTTGTCCACTTCTGGAAGTGGCTTGGCGCTGTGCCCCCCGCATTCCCCGATGCGGTTAGGGATCGTGCACGCATTTATCATGCGACGTGTGCTAGGGGCCGGACCCGGAGGGTCCTCATCGTCCTAAGAAAACCGGGCGATTGTGCGCCGCACCCCGACAGACAAGGAGTATCGATCTCCTTGGAGCTCTGGTAACAGGAGTATGTTCTAGCCTGCATGCAGGAAGGTTCTTTTGTCGGCCATGTGCTTGTTGCACCCGTTAGGCGTCGTTGCTGAAGGGTGTTGCAATATTGCAGAGCGAGTGGTTTTCAAGGCTACCCACGTAGCACAGCGGCTGCCCGTGGCAGTGATGCTGTGTTCTCAATCCAGTAGTGGTGTAGTTCAACTGGTACTTTAGAATGAGTTCGCTATCAAGACAACATTCAAGTAAAGCCTCGATTGATGAGCTGCGACGTAGGAGTACGTGCGCGAAACAGCCCAATGCGAGAGTCGGTGACCCGTCTGTGGTCACGGTGACGCTGCAGCAGCAGAAGGAACGGACGCAGCGGACACCCCCTAAGGCCAGCAAGTCCGACTGGCAGGAGCCTCACAAATTTCAAAAAGTGAGTGTAGCGCATAAGGCGCAAGTCCCCATTCAACTGAGCAACAAGTATGAGGCGTTGCATGCTAAGAAGCACACAAAGCATGCATCGACCAATTTGAGCAAAAAAGTTGATTTGATTACCGCTAATCTGGGGGGCGAAAGCCGTAGCGGCGAGCCCGAAGCAAGTGTTGGGACGCATTTACCAAAGCAGTATCAAGATGAGTATTCCTATGAGAGCGACGTAACGACACGTCGATTGAAATGTCATAGGATTAATGGCTATCACCGAGTAGGCCAGCTCTGGTACGCACCGGGTATTGCGGTGGCCCCATTGTCTACAGGCGTGCCTGTTGCCCCACCTCTCAATCCAATCCCGCAAGCACCACCGATGGGTGGCGGGTTTAAGCAGGATCAGAGAGCGTTGGCGTTGCGCAAGCACGCGAACCGAGTTGCGCAAATTGCAGCTCGTGCTTCTGTGCCGAGAGAGCCTGTTGCGCTTGTTGAGTGTTACTCGCAACGCGACAAGGATGACGCTCCTGGCGGAAACGTCAGTGAGTACAGAGAGCGAAGAACAGTTGATGTTCATAGATTTACAACCTATGAGTTTCCTGTGTTGGACTTTTTGGGGTGGTGGAATGATACTCCCTACTCCAAGTCTGTCACAGAGCTATTCGCTGAACATGCAGGCATCCACTTTCACGAGCAACATCTCAATGTGAGAATTGCTGGAGATGTGGTTGTTGAAATGATGAACTGGTGGACTGGTAAGCATAGAGACCCAGAGGGTGTTAATTACGGCTTGAGCATTGCTCGCTGCAAGGTACTTACCTCTGAGTTTGCCATAAATGCCGTTGAGCTATATGATACGAATCTGTATGCTCCGGCTCTTGGTTTCATGCTGAGCTGGGAAACGCAGCAAAACGTCAGTCGCGTTCAGACTGGCGCATACATCAAGTCAGCATTGCCTGTGAGTGTGAGGAAGTCGAGGAAAGCGCTGCAGACACGTAAGGGCAAGTGGATTGCCGCCGGGCTTGTGCTCGGAGCTGCAGCAGCTACCTATGGAGCGTGGCGTCTAGTATCAGGCGCGCGTTCGGCTCATGTACAAGCCGATTCCTGGGTTCGACGCCGATTTACTATGCCTTATGCTGCGGCTCATGCGTCTAATGGCGTGGCCGTGCAGGTTGATCATGTTCTCGCTATGTGTGTGTTGACACCATTGGTCGAGGAAGCAATCAAGCGCATTCCGTATATCGGCAGGTTTTTTGGAATTTTTGAGTTTGCGTGGAGCGTTTATAATGGCGCGAATCCTTACGCGCGGCTACCGGCACTCATCTTCCATAATACGACTCTTTCTCTACCCTACTGGCAGGCAGTTTTGGCCCACGGCAGCTTTAATGCTGCGTGTATGGTCTCTGCTTCAGTAGTAGTTCCAGTTCCTGCCCCACGCTTGGTTGGCATTGAGCCCAATCCAGGGCCCAGTGTATTGGCTGGTGTGCAGGAAATAATACCAACAATGCTACGCTGGGTTTCCCAGTGCAAGCACGTTGGGGACCGCACAGTCCAGGTTCGACGACTGGTGAATTGTGCGAGTCTACCGCGGCCGAAACAGCTGAAACCAAAAGCTAAAGTAAGCCAGGGTACCGGTGAGCTCAGAGCTCCCTTGAATCTCAAAGGTCCCCTTGAAGTAAGGGGCAAGCAGTGCGTGTACGGCTTCACTTCACAGGGCTATGCACCGCACGGTTTCGCCAGCAATAAGCATAATGAAGAGCAGTCTCTTTATGCTCGTGTCCTCTGCGACACCCCCGTTCCAACCGAGGATTTGCCGGCATGTTTGCAGTGGTGTAAGAAGAATTGGCGTTCTATCTTTCCCTACATGTATGAGGTCAAGAGTGTTAGCTTTGAGACGTATTTGGAGCGATCCAATGCATCACCGAGTGTGAAGAAAACCCTGCGAGCTTGTAAGGCTCGCTTGGATGCCGATGGCGTGAGTGAGGATAGTAAGCTTTCTCGCAGACAATTGTATCAGTACACGTACCGATCATCGTTTGTGAAAGTCGAAAATGACTTATACTCGTCGCCTTTGGGGCGTAAAGACAAGGCACCACGATTGATACAAGGAGCTCAGCCTGAGTTCATTTGTCTCGTGGGACCGTGGATTATGGCTCTTCAGGATCTATTGAAGCAGCGGTGGAGTACCGCGAATTTCATTTGCTTCACTAGTGGTGTCTCAGCTGAGAAAGCAGCAGACCACGTGATGGGAGGACGGGGGCGATGGCTCGAGGATGACCTCGGCAAGTTCGACTCTTCGATCCGTCGTCCGTGGTGTGAGTTTGAAGTGTGGTTGTGCCGCAGAATGGGCGCACCGCGTGCAGTCCTTGATCTTATGACTGCTAACATTTCCACTCACGGTTCAACCCACCATGGTTGGCGGTACAAGTGTGACGGCACTCGTAAGAGTGGTGATCCTTACACCTCGTTGATGAATTCCATCGTTAACGGGTTGTCCCACTTGTATCTATACTGTAAATGGACAAACAAAACAGCAGACCAGGCGCGCGATTCATTGCGAATGCTTGTGCAAGGCGATGACAATTGCATGCGCCATGCCGAGCGGACTAAATTTCCGTGGCGCGAAGGTATGGCTGGGCTCGGCTTTGATAGTGAGGCGATTTATCGTGCTCACCCAGAAGAAGTCGAGTTTTGTTCTTGCCGCTTATACCAGGTGGAAGGAGGGAGTTGGGTCTTTGGGCCCAAGCCAGGCCGCGTCCTGGCGAAGTTCGGGTATATTATCAACCCTCCCGCGAATGTATCGCGCGAGTCTATGATGCGAGGCGTCGCACTAGGCTTGAAGAAGGGCTGCTCGTTCATCCCCCCCATTAATAGTGTGATTGAGAGAGTGCTGCAACTAACCGAAGGCCACAAAGCGTGGTATGAGCGGAAACAGTTTGCGCCTTTTGCTCAGGAAGAGCCTCTCAAACTCAGGTGCCACCATAAGACCAGCATTGAGGTTCTGTTGAATCTGAACATGAACTATGACTGGGATCATGGCCGTCAAATGCATTTTGATGCCAAAGTCGCGAAGTTGGAGTTAGGCGATGAGCTTGGAGATTATGCTCAGTTGCTGTACGATCGCGATACTGGTGGACCACAAGTCATTTTTGGTGGCTTTGCGCCTCAACAGCGCTCAGAGCCCATTGGAGCATAGGGTAACTAGTGCCAAGCGTCGCTGCTGGTGCACAATTCATAGAGGCGGATTTTAAAGGAGACGCCCACCCCGTACCACCAAATGTCACATGCGCTTAGCGCAAGTGTTGCCTCCGCATGTGTTTCGCAAACACATGTGTTGTAATGCGGCCACTTCTGGTTTACCAGTGGCCAGGAGTGACGGTCACAAGCCCGTCAAACGCAGAGTGCAACACTGGTACCTATTGTGGGTTGAAATTGGTTGGATCTCTAGATGGTGAGTGCCCTTTAGCAAGGCACTCTTCCTGCCCTGAGGCGACCTTGGGATTCCCACATAGAAGAGCGACCGATTCTTACGGCACTATTAGTTAGGTTATAGTTATTGAACCTACGAAGCCCATGCCTCGTAAGAGGAGTTCAGGTCTGAGTACACAAGTAACCACCGGGAACACGTGAGCATACATCAGTCATGCCGAAATTGCCTCTGGGATGGCGAAACAGCGAACACCACGCTGCTAGCCACGCAACGCCCATGCGAAATTAAGCCTCTCACTGCTGTAGATGATCACGTATGCAATCCCGCTGTGTGAAGGAGTGAAAAGCCGAACGTTTTAGCCCAACATGTCGCCGAAACAAAGAAAAAAATCAAAAAGTGAAACAAGCTGCCTTTAGAGCAGCGGAAAAGAAAATGGCCAACATGATAGTGGCCAACGCACGTCGACCTAAGGCTCGAAGGGGACGTGCGATGCCTGTAGGCCCTGGCGGTTCCTTCGCTAAGGGTCGTGGTGCCTTGGGTCTGAGTGGAGGTGGCAGTCGTGCCACGTCACGTCGGACGCAAGTGATTGAAGAGGATGAGTACATTGGAGAAGTGTCCGGGAGCGTGGGTTTTGCAACCACAGCTTATCCGTTGAATCCTGGTCAGAGCGGAACTTTCCCGTGGGGTAATAAGATAGCTCAGTTGTACGAAAAGTATGACTTTGAGTTTGTCGAGTTTTACTACAAGCGTGAAGTTTCCGAGTATGCCTCAAATGGCCAAACAGGTAAGGTCATCCTGTCCTTTGATTATGACGCATCTGATAATGCGCCAACATCGAAGCAACAGGTTGAGGACACTGTGCCCCATGTCGATGGGATGCCGTGTACTCCGCAAATTCGACTGCCGATCGACTGTGCGTGTATTCGCAATGGTCCAGCTCGGTATGTGCGCCCTGGTGCCCAGCCTGCCAGTACCGACATCAAAACTTATGATGCCGGTAACCTGTACGTGTCTACGTATGGTTGTGCTGGGACGACCGTGGTTGGAGAGCTTCGCGTGAAATATCGTTGTCGCTTCTCCGAGCCCGTGCTGGAAACAGCCGGGAGCGCCGGCATCGTGGGTGCTAGTTTTATCGTTACTTCTGCGGCTGTCGGTGAGACGGCCGGATTGAGTACGTTTGCTAGCCCTTTGTTCACGCCTGCGACCAATCCGCAGATCGTGACCAATGGAATTGGAGCATCAATCTCTAGCTTAGGAGTTATCACGCTCCCAGCTGGTAGGTATGTTGTCCAGGCGGGCAATTTGTCCACCGACACCTCCGCTGCTATTACTGCTGAGACGTTGACTCTGCAGCAGAGTGGCGCGGGTGGTGTCTTCTATACGGGGGTTACAGCGGTAACTTCAGGTGGCCTTACTCAAGGCCACAATGGCTGGGTTGGTTATATTACCAACGCCGTTTGGGATACCTATTCTATGGGTGTCACTCTGGAGCTTGCTGCTGCATTGACTTATGCTTCTGGCACTTGCATCAACATGGGTTGGTTGCAGATTACCATGCTGGGAGCGACGTCGGCGCTTGATGCGCTACCCCCGTCGCGGTGCGAAACTTCCTCCGTTGACAGCAATCGTTTGCTGTTGGCACGTCTCTCTCGCCTCGAGAGACTGCTTGAGAAGGATAGTGAGTTTGAGGAAGAGGATGAGCAATTGGGCTCTTCCTCCGTGAAAGCAACGCCCTCATCAAGCGCTGCATCGACGTCTTTGAGTCGTTCGACTCTAGACGCCATTGGCGAGCTCATTACTCGCAAGTCTACTAAACAACAGTAGTTTGTAGGCGACGTCACCGGCTTGCAGCCATCCGATGATGTTTATTCCCCTGTCAGTGGCTTTTGAGGGTTTGCGACCGCATGCTTTGCTCGCTGCGGCCTGTTCCCGGCGTTGGTTTGACCACCGGTTGGTGCATCAAGTAGGGGTTCGCTCCTTACTGTAGTAATATATATAGCGTTTCGGTTAGACGTAATGTCGCTGACCTGCAGGCTCGGGATCCTGCTTGTACCTGTGCGTGTTCTACTCAAGTTGAGCGCTCAGTGTTTTCTTCGCTGGCCAAGGTTCGCCCTTGCCGCTGCCAGCGAGTGCCTATTAGCTTTGGCGGTTTAGCAAACATC